AGACTATGACGGCAAACTAACCCTCAAGATGGACTACAAAGCTGGGGAGAAAATTAAGCTTGATGTCTGGACTAAAACCACCCAATATGGCAAACCCATGTTATCTTTAAAAGAGAACACTTGGGCAAAGGAAAAGGCACTAGAACGTGCACAAAACAGCCCAGAAAGACCACCAGAGCCTACTTACCCTCAAGAGGTGACACCCGCCTACAGGCAAGCTCCTAAAACAGGCTACAGGAAGCGTGACGATGACGATATTCCCTTCTGATGGCAAGTAGTCTATCTCCCACACAAAGGACTTTGGCATACCTGAGAGACGAGGGTTACACCTGTGCGATAGTTGAGAGGTGGAATCCCTTTGCAAAGATACGTCAGGACCTGTTTGGGTTTATAGACATCTTAGCCATTAAGAAAGACGAGACTCTGGCAGTCCAGTGCACCTCGACAGGTGTGGCTGCCAGAATGAAGAAGATACAAGAGTCTGACTATTTACCAAAAGTGAGGGACGCTGGATGGAAGATTTTGATAATTGGGTGGAGCAAGAACTCCAAGGGAAGGTACGTGATGAGACGCTTAGACATTTCATGATGTCAGGAGCACAGCTCTTAGCCAAAGCTTACAAACAAGGGTTTGAAGATGGCATGTCCTTTATTGAATCTCCAAGTGGGGGTGGTGCTTCAGAGCAACTCTGAGGTTAGGAACAGTGTCTGGCAGACACGCTGATACCCCTCAGTCTGCCTTTTTCTAACCAACAAGGATTCTCATGCCAAAAAAGAAAGTAGTTAAAAAGCCACATATATTTATAGCCACACCTATGTATGGAGGCATGTGCACAGTGGTCCTCTCGCAGTCTTGCATCACTATGGCCGTTCGAGTTGCTGAACAAGGGGTAGATATTAGCTTTAGTTTCATGTTCAACGAAAGCTTGATACAAAGGGCTAGAAATGCTCTTGCTCATGCTTTTATGAAACAAGACCACATGACGCACATGATGTTTATAGATGCTGATATTAAGTTCAATCCACACGATATTCTTCACATGTTGGCTGCAGATGTGGATGTCATCTGCGGTATCTATCCCAAAAAGGAAATTAACTGGGGTGGAGTAGAGAGAGCTGTAGCTGAAGGTGTGCCTACAGACGAGTTAAAGACCCGTACAGGCTCTTTGGTTATCAATCTGGTGGACTACTCTGGGGAAGTCACTGTACCCGTGGACAAGCCAGTAGAAATCTGGAATGGTGGCACAGGCTTTATGTTAATCAAGAAGGAAGTGTTCACCAAGCTGAAGAAGAAGGTGAAGTCTTATATCAATGACGTACATGACCTCTCAGGTGTCTTGCAAATAGACCGTATCCATGAATACTTCCCTGTGATGATAGAGCCTGGTACAGAGAGACTCCTCTCTGAAGACTATGCTTTCTGCCACATTGCTAGAAAGAATGGCATTAAGATTTACGCTGCACCTTGGGCTAGATTAGGACACTTGGGTAGCTACCTGTTTGAAGGTGGCTTGCTACCAGCTCCTTAACGCTTGGCAGTCTTGGCTGACCTTTTGAAAGCTTGTCTTGTGGGGTAACCCACTTGACCAGGCTTCTTGGCGGGTAATCCAGCTTTGCGTCTCTTGTTGATATTGTAGTAAAGACCACGTTTTGCTTTTGGTGTTTTCATCTGCACCCCCATCTTTTTCTGGCAGCTAAACCTCTTTCACCCTTCCATGACTTACTTCTTGCACAAAATGATTTATGCCGTGGTCCTGATTTCTGTGGGGCTTTTAGGTTACTGCCTGTTGCTCGGTTGTATTTGGCTCGTCCTTTTGCTGTCAATCCTCCCCCTTTGGATACTGACTGCTTTTCTCCTCGTCCTACTGATAAGTTTGGTTTCGACTTATTAGGCATACGGTCTTGTCCCTTCTTTATCAATAATTAAGGCTTGTCTTCTAGGTTTGTCATCTGGGTGTGATGGTACAGAAATATGTGTCCATCTGTCAAATTCTCTGATTACCTGGTCAAACTGTAAGTCACTTGCTATCACTGCTTTAACTACACCATCAGGGCTAATCCCCAACACACGCAAGTCAGCAGCACAGCCACTACGATGCTGAGAAGTGTCCTTACTTCCAACTGCATCATTGACTTGCTTGCTACGAAAACCTGAGTTAACAATAACAGGCTTGCCTCCCAGAAGCTCTTTAACTTGCTCCAGAAAACTTGCCAAACGCTTGAGATTCTCTGTTTCAGACTCGTTAGGTTCATTGTCAAACTCCCTGTGGTCAGTGACGGTTAGCTCTTGTAGAGTAAAGTTAGGAGATAAATTCATTTTGAAGGTGTGCTCTGGTGAAGAAGTTGGTCTTTAGCAGATGACCCTGCACTTGAACCAAAATAAAACGACAAAACCAACATTAAAGCACCATCTAAAGTACCTAAAACCCTAGCCACAAGCTCACGCATTGAGCTTTCTATAACGTGGGTAAGTAAAAACCATTGAATGGTAGACCAAGCAATCACAATCATTACCGATAACAAAGGAGGCACAAAGCTCCCTGTGGTCATTTGCATTTGTCTGGCACTAGAACGGTCTGCTACCGCCAGTTTCTCAAAGTCTAAACCCATTTCTTGTGCCCGAGCTTTAAGAGCAATCTCAGCAGTTTGAAGGGAAGCTATCTGGTCAGCAGTCATCTTGCCTGAATTGATGGTTTCTTGTACCCGACTAGGGTCAACACCTATAGCCTTAGATATAGCCTCAACCGCCATACCAGCTAGTGGACCGCCCATTGCTGTGGCTATCGTAGGTGCAATCGACTTTAACCAATCCATTACTTACTCTCCAAATGATGCTTAGACTTCTGATACTCGTTGTGAACGTAGTACATCAGAGCCACAAACTCAATCACCAATATCAGAATTGCAGCGCATACCGTGGCTCTAACTTGATACTTTTCAACCAACTTCTTACGTTTATATTCAATGGCAGCAGCATTCTTTTTTTTTCTTTTTCTTCTTCTAATCTTTCTTTTCTAACCACTTCTCTCATCTTTGTGAAATCACTCCAGAGACCGCCTTGGTCCATCTCATAGATAATCATTTCTCTGAGCTGGGTTTCCATTTCATTCAATTGCTTTGCTCGAATAATCCTATCCATCGACTCTTCATCAATTGAAATCTTCTTTGTTGGAGCTTTTTTGGCTTCTGCTTCTGCAATGATTAGATTGTCTTTATGAGTGAAGAATTTGGACAATGCACTTCCAACTTCACCCAAGATTCCAGATACATCTCTGCCATCTTGTTTTAGCTGTTTGTATAACTCCACGCCCTCACTGATAGCAGTGTGAGCACCTTTACAAAGTGCAAAGATAGTGATTGGGTCAATCAATATCCCTCACCAGGTGTAAAGTAAGCCTCAGACGCACCTTCACCAATGAACGCTATATATAAAGGTGTACTAGGACTAAACTGATAAGGCACAGTGTAGACTTTAACCGAAGCAGGTACAGACACCAAAGCATATTGAGGAGATGCGTTGGCGGGGGCTGTAACCGTCACACTTGCATTAGAACTCAGCGTAAAGTAAACAGGTTGACCAGTAGCACCAGAAGGCTGATGGTTAGCCACACACAATTGATTACAAGGACCGTCAGGAGTAATAGTCAAAGTTTGACTAGAAGTTGTGACATTAGCCTTGTAGGTCTTGCCCATAGGCTGAAACGGAATATTATTAGCCATTTTAGTAAACCTTTCCACCGCCACCAGATGTGGGTGACTTTTTAGTGTTGTAAGTAGGTGTGTCTGAAAAATCAAACACGGCTCTATAACCACCTTTAGGCAGAGTACCTGGTGTCCATCTCTCCATTCCAGCAGACCCATCTCTAGGCAACTGAGGACGAGTAGACTTGGCTATTTGTTGATTAACGTCATGTGGACGTTGAGCTTGTGAATTGTCCATGTGCTTGTTTTCAAAGTTAGCACTAGGTCTCATCGGGTTGCTTCTGTTGTGACTTGGCATGATTTCTCTCCTTGGTTTGTACCACTAGGTAACTGAATACTACGAATATAGCAAGAGTCGCTACTCTTGTCCAATCCCCTGCCCACATCGTATAACAAGCTAGACCGCACGACATAGCCAGAGCCAATATCGTGATAAGCCTGTCTGATATGACCTCTAACGCCAGCCTGATAAATGCAATGATTTGTGCGTCCATGATTACCCTCGAAAGTTAATGAAGTAATCATATTACCATATCTACTCATCACGGTCATCATCTTCCATAAAGCCAGCACCCCAAGCGGAATCATCATCCTTCATCTTGAGAGCCTCTAGCTTTAAAGCCCTGTCTATCACCCTCATCTTGTCCACAATGGTTGCTGTCTGGTCAAGCATGACCTCTTGCATGAGCTTGTTGATAGCCTTCTCTAGCTCTGGGTTGATACCCTTTTCTTTCTTTTTGGTCATCATTCGTCTCCCAATCTCGCCAGTCCTGGACCTACATAACCAATTAAAGCATTTCTTAATAAACGCTGTGTCATGCTAACTTTTGTCCTGACATCGACAGGAGCAACAAAAACATCTTTTAATTTAGTCTCAATGTCATTGGCTGTTTTGGTATCTAACAATCCATTACGAACAAGTCGCTCGTTAATGTATTTAATATCTTTAATGACAGACCCAAGGTTTGCACCAGTATCACCCACTTTGTCGGCAATAACCTGGCTAAACGCTTCAGCAAACTTTTTCTTTCCTTCAGAAGTCGCAGAAATAATTTTGGCAGTTTCAGCCAACTCTTTCTCGTTTTCAGAATTGATTAAGTTACGCACACGAGCTGGTCCTGACTTGTCACCAGCAGTAATCAAATCAGCAGTTTTTTGAGCCTCTGTACGAATATCCTTGGCTTGAGCCAACATAGGTTTGGTCAAGTCTTCAGCTTCTTTAGTGGCTTCAGGTACTTGTTTGGCAGCAACAGCTTTTTCGCCTCTCAAGCCTTTTGCCCCTAATTTAATCCTTTGTTGTTCTAGTCTTGCTGCTTCTTTTTCAGCTTCAGTTAGAACTTTAGTAACACTTTGCTCTGCCTTAATAGGCAAAG